GGTGACAAAACTGCTCTCGGTTCGGACAATCCGCTCGGCGCTAGAGTACGACACCTGCATCCGCTCGGCCAAGTCTTTCGCCGTCTGCGCCACGCCCTCGCCCCGGATGAACGCCTGCGTCAACTTCGTTTGTAATTCGCGCACCAGCTTGTCTCGGTTCGCCCAGATACGCGCGGAATAGTTCTCGCCCAGCCACGGCGTCATGATCGCCTTCTCGATGGTCGGTTTATCAAGCGGGGCAAACGAAACGCCGATCCCGAGCCCCCGCTGAACCTCATACACGGTTCGATAGTAGGTGTCCTCGTAGATACCCGCCAGCAGGCTCTGTGTGTCCGCGTGGGCGTTTCCGAGAAGCATCTCGATTTCTTGTCTTATCTGAATCAAAAGCGCCTCCAGACGGCTAACACGCACCTTATACGATGCCGCATTTAATTGCCTCGTCCATCGGCCGTCAACGTTGTTTTTGGCCTTCTCGATAAATTCCTCCAGCGTCATGCGGAACTCGCGCAGTTCTCCGTCTGTCAGTAAGCGGCGCGCCTCATCCATCGTGACCTGATTCTCGACAGCGTAACGGGCGTAGAACGCCTCGATGTCTCGCTCGATCCTTCGGATCGCCCGCTGGTACTCTTTCAGCAGACGCTCGGCATAACGGTCAGCCTTCTCGTACTGCATCAGGGCGACCTGTTCGCTCCTGCGGCGCCAGTATTCCAGATCCGGCATCATTCAGCTTCGCCCGCCTGATTTCCGTCCTGCCCTATGAATCCCTGATAACTCTCGAAAGCGTTCATATCACGCTGTCGCTGGGCCTCGATGCGCTCCAGCTCGGCCTGTACGTTCGTTACCCACGGATGGTTGGCGATGATCGTCTCATCCGAGATAATGCCGACGCTGGACTTCGCGTTGGCGATCACTTCTGCCTCGTTGATGATGATGTCGCGATTGAAGATAAAGTCCACCTGTTCGTTGGAGTAATCCTTACCAGTCGTGTTCGCAAGGTGCTGGTCGACGAACCAGCGAAGTTGCTCCAGCGACGCCTGAAACTCGGTTTCGATGATGTTGCAGTCCATGTCGAGATCAGCATAGAGGAACTTGAGCGCCACGCCCGACTTGTCGCCTCCGAACCGCTCCGACTGCGTGTCCACCCCCCGGCCAAACTCGTAGATGTCCTTCCGCAGTTGCTCGATGTGCGTCTTGTGCGCCTCGACGTTGATGTTCAGGTTGATCGTGTCCACGCCTCCGTCGTCGGACACCTTCACGGCCCGGTAAATGGACAGGTTGCGCCGGAACTCACCCAGATTCGTGCCGTCATAGTTGCGAAGCACATAAATGCTGTTCGGCAAGTCCTCCAGATTGTTGCTGTTATCGCTCCGGTGCTTATCGTAATCGTCCACCAGAGCCTTAACGAACTTGACCAGCGGCAGTTCCTCGTCGTTGTATTTGAAGCAAACGAACGGCACGCGCTCCCAGTTATAGCCCTGCACCGATCCGTCGCCCTGCTCCAGCGTCACATGCGGGGCGAACTCCCCGGCCTCCACGTCCGGGATCAGCAAGTCGTTTTCGAGAATGTACCGCCTGATTCCCTCCCTGTTCCAGAACTCGACCTTCGTAACGATCCGCTTCGTGACGCCCTCAAACGTCTCGACCTCATACACGCGGATAACCGCGTCGAGCTCCGTATGCGCCGCATCGCGCCACAGCGGTATGATTTCCTCACTCGGCATCCGCTTGAACGACAGGCGCCCGTCCTGATCGTAATAGACCAGCAACCACGCATTACCCTTGTTGATTGCCTCTTTCCCCAGATTCTTTAGCAACCGCATAAACGAGCGATCGAAAATCTCGTTCAGCAGTTGCTGATATTCCTCGTTCGTCGTCTGCACGGTCAGCGGCAAGCCGAGCAAATAACCAACCTTCTGATCGACCAGCTTACGCACAAAGTTATGAACAAGCCGGTTGTTCGCAAGATTCTCGACCTCGACCAGCTTGCCATCCTCGCCCACGACCATGCGTTTACGGCCCAGAATGTCCGCGTCTCCCACATAGTACCGCTGGCCAGTCAACATCAACAGCCGTTCGGGCGAAGCCATCCACTCGTCGATTTCGAGCTTGATGATCTGCTCCAGCGTCATGGCCGACCTAGCGCCGGCTTCGATGATGTTGATGATGCGTTGCATTTCCGTTGGCATGGTCTCACCCCTTTCAGTCGAACGATACAGCTGCCGGCCGCATGACCACGGTGTTCACGAAATAGCGATCCCCGTCCATCTGGTGATCGTTCTGTTTGATCGGTCGCTCTTCGCCGCGCTCGGCCGCCTTCTCGTCCCACACATAAGAAGCAAATTCGCGGAACGTCTCTTTGCAACAATCGTTGTAAAGAATCTTCCCGGTATTCAGCGCCGTTGCCACATTGCGAATTCCCTCCAGTACGTCATTGCGAGCTTTTCGGACCGCAAACCTGCCCTTCTTCCGGATCGTCGCGATGAAGGATGCAGCTGATGGGTCGATGATGATCGCGCGCGGCATGATGTCGCCGACGAACTTTTCCAGGTCGGCGTAATATTCTTCGTCGGTTTTTTGTTGAGCCTTTTGCCGACCGTCGTAATGATATTCCCGGATTTTATACCATGCACTTTCATATTCGTGCGGATCCGCCTTTGTCGGTGGCGGGACGAACCCCCACAGCCCGAATGTCATCGGGTTCTGCGTGCCGTAGTCGATGCTGACGTAATACTGTGAATACGGCCGGTCGACAGTCGGCCGGACATGCTTATCCGGATCGAACATGTCATAGATAATTCCTTCGGCCATCACCCATAGCCCCAGAATGTACCGGCGGTAAAACACGCCGCTGTACATCCGGCGGTAGCGCTCTTTTACACGCTCCGACAGGCTCGGGTTGTCGTCCATCGTAAAGTGCAGGTGGAGCGCGTTTTTCTTCTCTAACTGGTCCAGCCATTCGAGTTTGAACCAGTGGTAGGGTCCCGCCGGGTTACAGTTGAACCACAGTTTGGCCCCGTCCACGCTGCAGCGCGCCGTTGCCTGGTTGACGAACGACTGCGGCATCAGCGCGACCTCATCAAAAAACATGCCGGCCAGCGTAATGCCCTGGATCAAGTCCTGCGAGCGCTCGTCCTTGCCGCCGAACAAGTAAAAGTGGTTCGTGACGGCGCCCCGGCTGATGATTAGCAGGTTGTCCGCCCGACGATCTTCCACCCGATAACCGCGGCTGACGAGCATCTGCTTGAGCGGTCCGATGACATTCCGCCGCAGAGCGCCGATCGTTTTTCCGGCCATGCCGAACTGCTGGCCGTTGAATGTGGCCATCGCCCAAATGACGAACGAAAGCGACATCGACGCCGTTTTCCCGGCGCGAACGGACCCATCGCAGATGATCGCGTCCTTGTCCCGGTGCGGGCTCTTCGGCATCCACCAGGTGAGCACCTGCAGTTGCTTCCGGCTGAACGGATGCCAGCGGAACGAGGCAGCTCTAATCATTGGTTTCGTCATCGTCCCACACCTCAGCCGCCTTGGCTTCGAGAGCCTCCAGAAATCCATCGTCTGCGGGCTCCTCGGTTTTTCCATTCGCTGTTTCAATCTTGTGCTTGAGCTCCAGCAGCTTGGCCTTTTTCTCCTGCACGCGAGTCAGCGCCTCCTCGATCGCCTGGATCTGGCCAAGCGTTCCCTCGGCTTCCTGCAAGTTCGTTTTCTTGCCCTTTTCAATGCCGACTGTTTGGCGCACAATCGTGAAATCGCCAGCCGCGCGCAGCCGCTCGATCCGCTGCAGCATGCGGCGCTCTCGGATCGTGATGAGGCGTAACTCCTCGTCGATTTGTTTCAGGACGTCCGTATCGACGACATGAAAAAGGACGCGTTCCTCGGGATCGAGGGCGTCCATCCAGATGGTTTCATGTTCGCCGGTCTTAACGGCGTTTTTGTTTCCTTTCGGCGGACCGGTCGACTTTCCGCCATGCATCCGGCAGCGGCCGTTCGCCATTGCGCGGTTTCGGCACGGCAGTCCACTGCGCGTCCTAGCGCCGCAATAGTTTGCATGAGGTTGTTTTTCCACTACATGACCACCACCTCACCATTTGACCAATGTGTTAAATTCTGGTATTATGTCATCGACCGCTCGGAAAGCATCCGGCGGTTTTCTTTTTGCCCAAAAGCGCCGGAAGCCGCATCGCACCGTTCCGGCCACGGCGGAGGAAGATGCGGCTCTGTACCCACACCCAGCGATGCGGCCGCAAATAAAAAGAGCCCAGTCAAAACTGGACTCTCGGAAATATCGAAAAATGGGCGCAAAAAGGCCAGAGTAATTTGTACGACATTTTGTCGTCCGCATTGTCATACAGACATGGCTTCCAGCTTACGCTTAGCCCGCTGTAAGAACACTTGTACGGATGACTTCGACAATTTCATCATATCGGCGATTTCTTGAAATGTCAAGCCATATGCCATATGCAGAATAAAACACTTTCTTTCACGCGGAGTAAGTTCAAATAGGGCATCGACAATTTTTCTTTTCTCGTTTTCCGTCAAATTTGGCATTTGTTCCTGAACCAATTTGGCAAGCACCGCACGATTGTAAACCTTTTGGCGCTCTATACCCCGACGGTTTCCGGGTCGACGGCCCCGTTTCATCCAGCTCAAAGCGTATTGCATTTCTCCGATCATACCTGAGACAATCTGCGCTTCAACCTGTCCGTACGCATGAGTTCGGTCGATTGTTTGTCGGTATAATTCCAGTTGTTTTTTCTCGTTACTGTATTCCCGAATAAGTTCATCGACCCAAGTCATGAATTCTGGCGCATTCATCTGCCATTCGCCTCCTTCCTCCACCA